GTTGCCCATGGACGAAAACATCTCGTTCACGGTCCAGACACCATTAATCAGTGTCTTTCGGCTGCGAATCGCGTCTAAGAGTTCAAACCACGGTCCTTCGGGATCATTAATTGAAGGAATTGATGACTTTACTAACTCACACGCTTGTTGATTTGAAGCGTTACGCAGGTCCATAGTTACGTATTCATCCGTTATTGACGCTCAAAGCGCCAACCGGCCATGGACTTCCTGTCCACGGGATCGCAGCTTGTTCTCACGTTCGGCCACTTGCTCTCGCAGAGCGGCCCTACGCGTTAACACGCCATTGATCAGAACACGATTCGCCCAAGAAGTTGGGGACACTGTTGACGACCTGTCAACATAGATGCCCCATCTGCTTAGACGCCCTTTCATGTATCCACCAACGCCCAACTGAACGAGGAGATTCCCCCCAGGCTCAGAAGCTATACCCCGAAGAGCAGTTGCTTTCTTTGGGACGACAGTGAACTTATTCCCTTCAATGAACGAAAGGTAAGGGAGACCCGCCTCCATCCTCGATGCTTCCCAAGGGGTCGCATCGTGAAACCACTTGAAAACCTCAGTGGCAGATGGAGTAACCGTTGGACCATGTGCCAACTTGTCGAGGACCGTTTTGAACGTGCTGCCGCCCGATAACTCAGCGGTTGTACCAGGACCAAAACGAAGATTAAATTTCGCTTGGTCTAACTTTCCCAAAATCCTTCCCGTGATCTTTTTCGTACGTCGTAGGATTTCCCTTAACGCTAAGACCGGCCCGGCTTCGGAAGCCAAAGGGTCCCAATCACGGAGGTTCCTTAAGAAAATATTTGTTGCGGCACAGCGCTTTTCACCCTCATAAAAGGCTGCGATAGCCTTCTTAACTAGGTCTTCCTGTGACAAACCCTTGATCTTCAAAATATCGAATTTCGAAAGGAGTTTGACAGCCTGATAATCTTTGGCGAATTTCTTCGCGCCAGACACAGTATCCAGGTAGTTAAGCGGATTAATCGTCATTGCGACGAGTTCTCCGAGGACCCCATGTTTGAATCTTAGCCAGCAACCGAGGCTAGTTGGGGTGTTGAGGTGGCAGTAAATCTCCAACAATACCGTTTCCAATGTGGATCGGGTCTGCGTTTTCATAGCCGTAACTCCAATGTGGAGGTTAGAAGCAAGACAACTTAAGTTGGTGCGTACCCTTCCTCGAAGGAACTACGGACCAGAGCGTGGACCATGAGGTTTCCGTTCTGATAAATAGCTTCCTTCACCTTGGCGGCCGACACGTTCGTCGGCAGAGTCGCTTCGGTGGAGATAGGCACATACGCCATGATAGTCGGGACACCGTCGATCAGTTCAACGATCGGCATCCGAAACATGGTATATACCTTCCTGGCAGGTTTGACAACGTTACCGTTGGACCTGGTTGTCATCGAGAAAGCGGGGCGGTGCACGTGAATGTCCGATTCAGAATCGGCCGTCCACGTAGCAGCCACCTTATCGCCCGCAGATGGAGACTTCTTGACGTAAACAATGTCAGTCGTACCATTTGACTTTTTGATGGTAATGCTAGCCATATCTGGCATGGGATATACTCCGGTTAATGCCCTTTCCCAGACATCGTGTCTGAAAATAAGGCGAAAGTTAAAGCACAAATCGTTCGTGCTCTGTTCTTTGGACCGTACACGTTACGCAGACGAAAGGGGTTAGTTATAACTGGCCTTCGTATGGCTGCGGCACCGGGTGCGGCGTTACGCTTCATGTAAACACCCCGTGAGGAGTAGTTACACTGGCGCCCGTAGCTTCCAGTCTGCCATGAAACATTAAACTTAACAGTGGCTTGATGCATAGACTCTACGATCGTCAGCCCGACAAAATCCGAGAAACTTTCGATTATATTACCTATTTTAAATAACCAATCTACCATAAACGAGAAGGAAAGGAACTCCCACGCCGCCGCTGGCACATTAATTAGCCCAAGTCTGTTAAGAAGCAGTAGGTTTGAGTTGGTTACCTTATACTTCAAGGCTTGCAACATCGTAATCTGACCAGATTGCGTCAGCGATGCCCAACCAGCGTTATTGCCGATAGAGTAGTCCTCCGGCGGCAGTGGCGCTCGATACCCCCCCCACGCCCGATATGTATCGGGAATAGGAG